ACTACCGATGAAGATAAGACACTGTTTATAGACTATTATAACAAAGATGATACTTTAAAAAAAATAAAAGAAGTTAAAATAATACTACATACTAAATCTACAGTTAATAACGATGCAGGTGAACCCCAAAATATTGATAAAAAAATAGAATTAAAATTAAAAAATTTGTTTGATCCTACAAAAGAAGATACACAAAAATATACAATTAATAGTGATATTAAATCGATGAATAATAAATTTAAGATGATACATGATGAAATATATTTTCATGATATAAATGGTAAAAATAATACACCATTAATAACCTTATTTAAAAACTTTCTTGCTACTAAAAATAAAGCAGTATATTTTGATAAAACTATAGTTGATGGTGTTAATAAAACAGTTTTAAAAAATGAATTTTTTTCTAAACCTACAACACGGTTTAATAATGAAATTTATCCATTATATATATTATATTTATACAGTTATTGTAAACAATTCTTTAATATTAATAGTTTGGACGATGATTCACTTAAATCCGTATATGATTATGACAAATATCAAACCACACAAAAACACGAATCATCATCGCAGGATTTAGATGACGTATATTCACCAAGACGCGGTGGATTACTAAACGCAACACAAAATAAAATTATAAGTACTTACAAGAAAAGTTTTATTAAGGATGATCCTGAAAATGAAATATCGGACACAGATAAAACAGATATAATTACATATGTAAATATATTTAATTTATTACAATTTATATTAAAAAATAATAAAATATTATATTTTGGTAGCCCAGAAGACGATGACAATGAAGACGATGAAATTGTTGGTAAATATTATTCAAAAAACTTACAAATTAATCCAAAATATATGGATGATATTACGACAACATCAACAGAAATAGTCATTCATTTTGATATTGTACTCGTTCGTATCGAAGAGTTAGAATATTTACAGTATTTTTTAAACTTGACCGGTGATGTAACAAAAACAGATATTCCATATTATGCAAAATATACTAATAAAGAATATGGAAATTTAAATACTTTAATGATAACAAGTACACATAAAATAAGTAAAGGGAATTTCCGATCAGATAAATTAAAGCCAGTTGTTAAACGTTCAAACGGCGATAAACGATCAATATTTTTAGATAGTAATCTTTTTTCAATATTGTCGGATTATTTAAAAAAAAAACATTATAAAGAATCGGATGAAGAAGCCGATAACCCGAAAATTTTAAAACACAATGTAAAATTAATAACAGATTTATTCTTTAAATATAATTCAAAAACGGCATCTGTTATTTCAAAAAAACATAAAATGGCAAGTTTTTATTATAATGATGGTAAAGGCGAAAAGGAATATCTAATTAATTCATTGGATATTATAAATTATAATTATGGTACTAAAACAAAAGACGACAGTTTAAAATATAATACTATAGATGTTAGTTTTCACAATGTAACTTTTGATATTGATGATATAATTAAGAATTACAAAAATGTTGATAATGTTTATTATCGACCTACTATTTTCGATACAGAATATCTTATAGAAATTAAAGATATTTGCGGTACGGAAAATTCTGTTAATATAGAATTTATAAATCCCACACCGAAACAGAAACCAAAAAAAACACTAGAAAATATCCCTTTTACACATATATTAATGCGTGGTTCAACAAAAAACCTTGGTCTTATTACATCATCGGTTAATTACAAAAAAAAGAAATACCATATTGATAAAAAAACTATTAATGAAGATACTAAAACTGTAAAATTAATAGATAAAAATGAAGACCGTATCGTCATTTTAAATCATGAAGCCGATGAAAATGTATCTGGAGATACCAAGCGTATATATAAAGTCAATATTTCATTGGAATTATTGGATCCGGCTACACCAATTACATTTGTAAGAAAACACTATAATAAGTGTTCTGATAAATGTCAAAAAATCGATAATACGTTAGCAGGTATTTTATATCCAAACGATGAGAACCCGAAGTTTAACTTTTTTTCCAAATTTTTTAAAGATAAAAAAACCCAAAAAAAATATAAAAAAATTATAACAGATAAATTTGGTACTCTAAAAACTACGAACCCAAAAGAAAAATCTTTACTACCTACTATTGGTGGTAAATATACTAAAAAACACAAACATAATAACAAAAAACATACGAGAATGCGATTTCGCTCACGAAAATATACTCCAAAAAATTCGCATAACTATGTTAATAAATATGTTAATAAACGATCACATGTAAACACAAATAAGAGATTAAATCCCACAAAAAATATGTACAAACGTACTCGAAATAAACGCCATTAAATAAACGCCATTAAATAAATTTCCAATATAAAAATTTATTTAATTTTTTCTTAAGATTACAAAATTATTATATTTAGAATCTTATATTCAGAATCTTATATTCAGAATCTTATATTCATAATTTTTAATACTTCTAATACTATTTCGACTAGAACCACGTGTGCGGCAAATATACCTGTACTTTTCATTGCACTATTCATGGATTTGTTCTTAAATAATAATGCAAATAAAAACCACAATACAACCGCACCAATACCAATAGTATATCTATTAACATCTGGATTATGTATTTTGGCAAATAAAGTATATAAATATCCACCAACAAAATAAATTACAAAATACCATACTACAAATATTATTGCGCTTACCAAACTTCTGGTCATGTTTTTCTTTTGCACTAATAAGCTTATAAAAAACCATACAATAGAAGATACTGCAACTCCGACAACAACTAAATTATCCATTATATAATACTAAAATATATTAAAATATATTAAAATATATTAAAATATTTTTGAAATTTCGGAATAATTCCAAAGGAATTAAATATCTAAACTTATTGTATTTTTATCGCTTTTTTGTTTGCGTTTAGTTTTTGGTAACTTTGTATTACTTAATTCTTTTAAATCATCAATACTTATTGTACTCAAATTATTTTGACCTTTATTATCGTCTGATTCCCCAATATTAATTTGTTTTGTTTTTAATCCGGATAATATACTATTTACATCGGAAGAACTATTCATATCAGATGCAGATGGCCCCTTCATTTCAGGTCTGGTAGATTGTCTAGAATGTAAAATTGGTTCTTCCTTATTTGGAGCACCGAATGGAAGATTCAAATCGACTCCTCGTGTATTATGATTACTGTCTCTAGCCGACATTATATCGGGTCTATTTGGGATATTTGGCTCACGATGGCTGCGATCAGGTAATTTTGTCTTTACAGGAGAAGGGGGTGGTCCTAAATCAACTATTGGTGTTTCTTCGCGTTGAGTTCCAAAATTATTTCCCATTATATTATTCATAAATCCCCCGAATCCAGGATTAGAATCTCCCATTGTATTAACTGCCGCTTTCGAAAATTCCTTCATTAATTCAGGATTCTGTCGCATAATATCATCCATGCCTGGCATACTTGACTTAAACATTGTATTTGTCATATGCATCATTGCAGCAGACCCACCCAATTGGAATAATAATTTTAATTCGGGGGCCATAGACGCTTTAGATTTATATTTTTCATGTAATTCAGCGAAAATATCATCGTAATCCTCAATATTTTCATTTAACTGTTCAGCCCACCCATCTAACTTAACATCAAATGGATCGAATTTATTATTTAAAAATTCTATACCTGTGATTGCCGCCATCAACATTTTACCTTGGAATTTCATGGAATTCGATTTCTCTTTTTCAGAAATAATCATTTCATATTCGCCGATCATTTCATCTAAATTGGATTCCATATTGTATCGTTGGGTTAGGGTTGCTCCTTTCTTTTCGAGAGCTTCCAATTTACGTATATATTTGAATTTCTCTCTTAATTCTTCTTCTTTTGTTAATTTAGGTTTTGAGGTAGTTTCCTGAGTTAATGGGACATCGTTGAATTTTCCATATCCATCCCATGATTTGGCAGATGAATATTCGGCAGTGTTTTTTCCTAAATTGATTTCTGGATCAGCCGGTTGGCGTGGGCCACCACCGACAGGTCCAGCAGATCCACTTCCACTGCCTAATTTTTCTACATTCTTATTTTCGCCCATATTAAACAAATTTGAAAATATGTTTGTATTATCACTATTTCCCCTTTCTTGGCTCGGTTTCATAGTATCGGATAAATTATTTAATTCATCTTCTAAATTTGTAATATCTTCAATATTAATATCCGATGATTTCTTATTTTCTCCTTTTTTCCTATCATTCATTAATAATTCAATGCCTGATCCAAAATTAATAGATGGTTGTCTGTTAGATTGAATATTATCAGTATCAAATGCATCGTCAAATGATACATTTCGTTTTAATTCAACAACATTGCTACCTTCTGAATTAAAACTTCCAATATCTATAACTTCGGGGGTGATTTCCATTACTATTATGATTAAATAACAAGTTTAATTTTTAAGTATTACGCAAATTATATATTATATTTATTCTTTTTCTGTTAAATAAACATTATCGCAAACTTTTTTAATCACTTTGTCTTTGCATGCCTCGATAGAACTTGTACATTTTGTTACAAGATTAATATATTCGCGTTGTAATTGATCATCGTCAGCATAGCCAGGATGTTCATTGGTCCATTGATTTATATTCTTCATTTGTTTGAATTCTGTCTGTTTTAATAGATGGTTCACGCCTTCCATATTTTCGTCTTTTGCCCATTCATCATTTTTCACATATACAGTCTCTCGCTTTTTATCGGTGCAATGTATCGGTCTCTCATAAACAGATAACTTATTCATATTATCAATTATTATATTTGATACTCCTTCGGATAATCCTTTATCTTTGGTAGTTAATAGATTCTTCATAGAAATTTCTAATTTATCAATGAATTCATCCATTGACAGCGCATCCTTGCATTTTTCATTCAAGAACACCTGGATATTAAAACGTTGCTTAATATTATTAGTATTATTGGTAGTGTTCCCTACATGTGGTAATATATCGATTAGTTGTTGTTGTTGATTCACCATCAAAGTATTTATTTTTGTATTTTCCTTTATTAAATGTACAACTAATGCCTTGTAATCTATATCGTCGTTTTTACTGTTTTCTATATCTTCCAATGAAATAATAGTATTTGAAATATCTTTATCGATAAATTGACATGTCTCATCATTAATACATCGTTTTTTATGATTGTACAAACTTTGCGAATGTTTATATGATTTCCCACACTTACATTGGTGTGGCATTTTGGCATTGCCTAAATAAGTATTGATAAGTCGTAAGTGTTTAAGGGTTGTTAAATGGCTTTTGTAATTCGATAGTTTAGAGCATTTGAAATCACATTTTTCGCATATGTGCGTTTTGGCATTTTTCGGCATTTTTTGATAAGTCGGGGAATCAGTCATTGATAAGTATTATATATAAATATTATATTTTCCTAAATCATTTTAATAAATTATAAAATTTTATCGTAACAAAATATCAATGTGTAAATTCACATTTTAGAGCGTTATCGTGTAAAATGGATTTTGGAACATATTTTCCTAATTATTTTCACAGATCGAAAAATGGACATTTTAAAATGTCCAAATCCATATATTTTTTTGGTCTGTTGAAACCCCTTTTTTTTTACTTTTTTTTATGGTGTTAATATTTTGTTTATTTTAAAAAAATATTAATACTTAGTATGATCAGATACTGTCATCGGATAATTTTTCTGTTAAATAGACATTATCACATACCTTTTTAATTACTTTGTCTTTGCATGCCTCAATTGAACTTGTACATTTTGTTACAAGGTTAATATATTCACGCTGTAAGCGATC